GGGTCTTAGTCAACCGCCAGCGAAGAGCCGCCAAGGCAGCTCGGCAGCTGCAAAAGGCTGGGGAGGTGGAGGCGTGAGGGATTACAGAACCGTAAAGACCAGCCGCGAAGTCTGGGCCGTTATTCGTTCTCGTCATCCTGAACTTGTGCCGTTTGGTACTGCATCATTTGAAGGCGACATGTTTACAAGTTATGGATTCCCTGCTGCCGATTTTCCACTAATAGAGGCTAGGACTACGTGGGAACTTGACCCAGACAAACCAAACCACCGCATCAATGAACAAAGCCTTTTCTGGCTGTGTATCCCAATCAAAGAAGAACCATGAGCCCTACACCCTGGCAATTCTGGCCGCCTTCAGAGACAGCCCAACCCTCAACGAGGCCGTCGCTCAATCCTTCAGGGCCCTGGCGCTGCTTAAGTCGGACGAACCCCTCGCGCCGGATCGGCTATTCCGCATCGCTGACGAGCTAGACCCGTGACATGCGGCCCACCCCATCCACCCTCACCCCTGACTCTCCACTTGCATGACCATCCTTGCTGACTTTCAAATCCGCGCCCTTTGCGAATCGGGCATGGTCACACCCTTTGATCCCGAACTGCTGAATCCCGCCAGCCTGGATCTTCGCCTGGGTTCAAACATCCTGATCGAATCCAGTGAAGGACCGGATCTTGTGCCCTGCTGCATTGCCAACTACACCCCCGCAAATCCCTATCAGGTGGTGCCAGGGCAATTCCTGCTCGCCGAAGCGGAGCCCATTTTTAACCTGCCCAACTGCATTGCAGCGCAGTTCGTGCTGAAGTCATCCCGCGCCCGCGAGGGGTTGCAGCATCTGCTCGCTGGATGGTGCGATCCTGGTTGGAACGGTTCCCGCCTGACCCTTGAACTAAAGAACGTGCGCCAGCTTCACTGGATTGGCATCTACCCAGGGCTCAGGATCGGGCAGATGAAGTTTATGAAGATGGATTCAACGCCACTGGCAAGCTACGCAGAGACTGGCCGCTACAACGGGGATCAAACCGTCAAGGGGTCACGTGGATAAGACTCCAGCCCGTGGCCGCTTCATCGCCCTGGAAGGGATCGACGGCTGCGGCAAGACCACGCAACTGGAGGCCCTGCGCCAATGGCTGCCCACCAGCGGCCTGATGGCCCCTGGCGCCCGTTTGGTTGTGAGTCGCGAGCCGGGGGGGACGGCCCTGGGCCAGGCCTTGCGGGAGTTATTGCTGCATCCGCCCCAGGGGGTGCAGCCCTTGCCCCGGGCCGAATTGCTTCTTTATGCAGCCGACCGTGCCCAGCATGTCGAAGCGCTCCTGTTGCCTGCGTTGCAGGCCGGAGATTGGGTGCTGTGTGATCGCTTCACCGGATCGACAGCCGCCTATCAGGGCTATGGCAGGGGCTTGCCCCTGGCCCTGATCGACACGCTGGAAACCCTGGCCACAGGCGGTCTTCAGGCCGATCTCACCCTCTGGCTGGATGTGTCCCTGGTCGAGTCCTGCCGCCGACGTGGTGGCCAATTAGCCGACCGCATTGAGGGGGAGGGAGTGGCGTTGCTGTCCCACGTAGCTCATGGATTTGAACGCCTGGCCGCCCAGAGGGACTGGACCCGGATCAATGCAAGCCAGCCAGTAGCTGCCGTGACGGCGGACTGTTGCCGCGCCATAGTTTGCCAGCTTGGGGGGCGGGCATGAAAAACCCAATTCCAGCAGCGCTGATCTCAGCCACCCTCACCCGCCGCGGCACGGTCGCCCCTGACGCCCTGCTCGATTGCCTGTCTCTGGTGGCGGTCCTGGATGCACGCTCCCCCGACCTTGCCCACCCACTCGCGCTAACCAATCGGCTGATCACCCTGAAGGATTTGCGCCGGGCCTGGTGCTGCCCTGGTTGGGAGGCGATCCAGCGGATGAATGCGCTGCAGGCTACGCAGCTGGCTGATACCACCTACCACCCTGCCGAGCCTGCCTTTTGGCAAGTGCATCGCGTGGGGCCGGTGATACCGTGACCATGTTCCTGGCGCTCCCGAAGGGGCTAAGAAGTGGGCCGTCCCTGCGTGCAAACGGCTATAGGACTGGATGGTAAATCGATCCCCGAACCACAGGGGACCCGGCTGCAATGCAGGGCACCATCCAGCCACCGGTTTAACTCCGGAGGAACCACCAATTATCCCAATCCCTGCAGCACCTCCCTGGCCCACCGCTGGTGTTCGTCGCTGGGGAGCTGCAGGGGGCGAGCGTCACGGGCCAGGACGAGCTCCACTTCCAGGCACCGCACGCGGCCCAGCAGGGAATCGATCAGCGCCTTCTGGCCATAGGCCCGCATGATCAAATCATCAACCACGATGCTCAGATCGTTCCGGCATAGGTGGGCAGCAGTCCGCCGATCCAAAGCCCGGCTCAGCTCAGTTTCTAGGCTGAGTGTCGGCACCATCCAATTATTCGAGATCGAGGCCATGGCGGATCAGGATTTTCGAACGAGGGTAGGAACAGACGCGAGAGATGGCGGCTACTGCCTAGAGGTTCTCATTGATGGGGTTTGGCACCAGGACCGATCACCCGCCCAGCTCCGCGCCCTGATCGAGCAGCGCCGCGCCCAGCAACCGCACACCCCCTTAACACGGTGGGCCCAGCTGGAACCGATCGAGGGGCTGGACGAGGATGCCGACGCGGGGCAGCCTGGCTGGGCTGGCATGGTGCAAAACGAGGGGGGCTGGCGGGAGGGTTGATCACGGGAACGTCCACCCCCAACCTGATCGGGGCCCCTCAACCAGCCACCTGGGGTTGGTGTTGCGAAACGAATAGTGCTGGCTCCGGCCGTTGCTATTGCCCGTCCGCGCCCATCCTCCGGCGACCAGATCGAGATCGCCGTAGGGATCATGCACCAGCCACCCTCTGGTATCGAAACCCGTGAGGATGATGTAGTGCCCGCCTCCACTGGGCCGGGTGACGGGGCCACGGTGCAGGATGCCAATCACCACGGGCCGGCGCCGCAGCAGGCAGGCCTTCGCATCATCGACCCCCATGTTCTGCCGGAACGTGGCCGGCACTTTCAGGGATGCCAGGGCTCGCCGGTGAGTCTCGGCCGCTGTGGTGTCACCGATCCTGCGCACGATGGCCAGATAGTCGGTGTCGTCCGCAATCCCCGGCACCCTCAGGTAGGCCAGGGCCATGGCGATTGAGCTGGTCTGGCACTGGCGCCACCCCTCGGGCCCGTCGCTCGGATCGAGTTGGGAGAAAAACGGAACCGGGAGGCTGACGGTAGGCGATGGGGCCATGACCAGCGGGATTAAGCTGTGGGCACGATCCTAGGCCTGATTTTGCGTGCCAACATTCAAGCTCGGCAATGCGGCCGTTCACGCCCTGGCCACCAGCGCAGCGCCTCTCACTGGCGTCTGGTACGGCCAGCTGATGAAGCCGTCGTTTGTGTTCGATGTAAAAACGCACGACACCATCGCCAGCCTGCCTGCAGGAATGGAGATCAGCCCCGTATCGGGCTATTCAGCAGGGGGGCAACCGGTCACGCTGAGCAATGTGACAGCCGCCAGCATTAACACCCTGACCATCGCCGCCACGCAATGGGAGGCCAATCTGACGGATGTCCGGGGGATGCTGATTTACTACCGGCCAGCTAGCTCTATTTCATCTGAATGGATAATCTTAGGTTACAACAATCTGGAAGTATCGCAAAACAGTACAGGCGGAATTTTTAGAATTCAATCCATGAAGATTGAAACCGCAAAAATCGGGGCAGCGGCGCACACAATCCCGGACGCAACCATAACAGCGTTGATCAATGAACAGTTAGACCTCAACACAGCCACCGTTTATGCAATGGTGCTGAATGCTAGCTATACCCCTAGCGTAACCCATGGTTTCAGGTCTAGCCTAACTGCATTCGAGGTAACGGGCACCGGCTACACAGCGGGCGGGATAGAGTGCAACGTTACTGTGACCAGAGTTGATGCAGCAAACAAAACCATAGTTGAGTTTGACGGGCCAATATTTACGGGCACAACAATCACGGGTCAATATGTTGCATTCTACGAAAGGCTAGGCGGCGCTGCGTCTGCTGATCGAGTGATTACAATTATGAACTGGGGGGCGCCATATTCATCAGGTGGCGCTGCATTCCCAATGGGAATCAATACGATTGAAATCATGCCTTCGTATCCCTCCTGATGGATTTTCCTGCATCATTGCTTCCAATCGGCAGGCCCCACACCCTGGGGGGATTTAATATCGCCGATGAAATCGACCGGCGGTTTAGAACGGGCGATGTCGTCCGGGGCCAAACCGTGGCCCTGCCGTTGCCGCTGCTGACCCCCGCGCAGTTTGAGGACCACGTTGAGCACTGGCGCACGGTGGGGCTGTTGTCCGCCTGGGGCCTACCGGCTGCTGTGTGGGTTGGGCGTGTATCACCGCCGCCCGTGACGCTCTGGCGCTATGCATCGGCACCTAGCTGGAGCCTGCAGCCTGGGGAGCTGTGGCTGGTGTCTGGGGTATCGCTCAGGGCCGCTGACTAGGCCGGCGTTACTGCCGGAGGAATGGGGCAGTATCTACGGTGTAGGCCGTGGTTCCCCTGCAGATCGCGCTTAGTCTTATCTCGTCGATATATGCATGCGCGCCTTTGTTTCCAACCCACCCGATTCGGCCATCTGAAAAATCCAAATCACCCAGGATCCCTGAGTCTCTGGCCATTACCAGATCACCATTCACAAAATAGTAATAAACCCAGCCAGTACCAGCGGCATTAAGCGCCCTCGTATATCTCAACGCTAGCCATGTGTTAATGGCTGGAAAAAGTGCTTGGAAGGCTTGTCCGTTAAAGTAAATCATATAGATGTTGTTTTCGCTTGAATCTATGCCGGCATGCACCCCGGGTGTCTTGCCTAAGATCGCATTATTTTTAGCGCTGCGCATTCTAATGCGAACATCTAAGGTAAATTCGCCGTTAATCACTAGCCTAGAATCTGTCGGCAATTGAATTGCACTGGCAGGGCTGTCAAAATTTGGCTGTGTAAGTTTTAATGAACTGCTGCCAAACACTGATTGTTCGGTTGATATTTGCGCGTTCCCAACTGCGGTCAGCGTCAGGTTTAGCGGGCCTTCATCATCAAATGTGGTGGAGCCGTTTGCTCCATTAAAGCCGCAAAGTAATAAATTAGAGTCAAAAAATGGATCATAGATAGTTGTGTCCAGCGTGCCTGCTGCTGTGGTGCGCAGCAGAATGTACGACCTAGCGGCTGGGGGGTTGGTCGGCACACCGGCCGCCGTGGTGGTCAGGCGGATGATCGAGGTAGCGGCAGGCGGGCCAGCCGGCAGCGCTCTAGCGGCCGTGGTTCGCAGCACGATGCGAGATGTAGCGGTCGGGACCAGCGCTACTCGCACCCGCACCGCCTGGAACGTGCATGTCAGAAAATACAACTCGGCACCCGCAACTGATTGAACGTCCTCCTGCTGGGGATCGCCTGCATAGACCCAGGCGTAGCCGGGTTGTGACAGCGCCGGGGCCAGAGTGGCGGCATCGAATGCAAACGGCCGGCCCTGCTGGTCGCGTGCGTGGTTGCGCACTGAGTTGGCCTGGGCCTCGGTGAGGCTTTTGAACGGCAGGGTCAGCGTGTCGCCGGTGGCCATGGTGTCGGCCGTGGTGGTGACCGTTGAGCCGTCATAGCCCTCAACCACCGTGGCAGGGATCGCGCCGGGGGTGATGATGACATCGGCAGGGATAAGGGCGGGGAAGTTGACCATTACTGCGTCAAGTAACCAGGAATCAATACCGATCGCTCAAATGTGTACATCCAAGTCTGTACAGTAGATCTATAGATATGACCATACTCTATGTTTTGAGGCGCTGAGCCTGTTCTCCAGACCGTTACCCTGGTAATACTTTCATCCTCATACGTTATCGCCGCAGCGTCACCAGATTGATAGCTTGGACGTATAAAGATAGGAGCATAGTCCTGTTCAACCTCTTGCGGAAAGTCACTAGCAGAAAGCCCGCTACCTATAAGTCCTGCTGGATTAAATCTAAAGTATTTTTTCAGGGTAAAGCTGGTAAAATTTTCGTTCCCGTAGGGTGGCAACGGTGGATCTGCCGGCCCGTCAGGCGTGCCAGGCTCGGCCGGGATTCCAGGGGGGTCAACCGGGCCGGTGGGTGGTAGCGGGGCAGGGCCACCGCCACCTTCACCGCCGCCGGCTCCTCCACCCCCGCCGCCAGGGGGGCCAGCTGGAACACCACCCCCAGCCACAAAGTTGCCACCGCCACCGCCACTGCCACCCGCATACTCTCCGCTGGTAGGAAACCGCCCATTTTTGTTGTAGAAATAGACCTCCTCAGCGGTCCGGCTATCTGCATCCTCGTCAGGGATTGAGGTATCAGTGGCCCTGCTGGGGTCTGCATCGCAGGAGGGGCCGCTGTTGCCGGTGATGAACATGTCACCCGCTACCGTCACTGCCGCCACGTCTAGCGCCACCAGAGAGCGACGCTGCGCGTCAACTGGGAAATGCTCCAGTGAGAGGGTCAGATGCCCATCGCGGCTCTTGTTCAAGTTGGTGACCAAATACCATTGGACCATTGGATCGCTGGTTTCTGTCTCCAGGTCTTCCCGGTCAAGCTGAAGTGCGACCTTATCGCCCTCGCCTAGCTCAGAAGTCCAATAACCGGGCTTGACTATTACTTGCGCTGAATGAGTGATGTGGCGGCGCTTTGCTTGATTGAAACGTATCGCCCGCGCAATATGAATTTCTGAGGTTGCAAACTGGCTTAGATCATGTGTTTCGATTGGTGCCGAGTCCGGGGTGTCGTCATATTTGACCGTGCTAGTCCTGGTGATTCCTGACAGCCCATCGTCACCCTGTTGCCGCCACGCGACTTCAGCAATGAATGGCCGCCTGGCTTGAGGATCTGAAAATTGATACGAATAGCTGCCATTTACTACGGCTTCGTTATCGAATATCCATTTTGGCTTTTGCGGGCCAACATCAATCGCACCGCTAGGTGTGACGGGCAGCAATGGCGTCAGGCCATATCGACCCCCTACACTGGTTTCCCGCACCAGGAAATAAGGCCCGATTTTGTTTAGCCAATCACTGGTGCTGGTTGGTTCGGTCAAGATGCCATCCCAAAACAAACCATTTACCGCCATAAAATTGGCAGTCTTAACAAATGACTCGCGATCAATTTGTATCTCTGAAACCTTGCCCGTGTGAGTCAGCAGCCAGTAATAAAGCTCGGCTAGATTGTTGCTGCTGCCGTAAACGCCATCAGTCAGCCGAGTGGACTGAACGCCGTTGCGGATAAAAGCATGTACCGACCGTTTCCAATATCCTTGATCTTCATTTGCAACACCATAAGGGTCGTCGCCATTAATGTAAACAACCGAAAACGAAAGCGTGGACATGCCTTCGTAGGTGCCAGCCGTGCCGCATATCGTGGGTGCTGGGACAGCCTTGGCGACCAAATAATTATTGTTTAATAAAGCCTCAGACTGATTCTTTCCATCCACAAAAGTGGTAGTTCTAAAATACAAAACGTTTCTATATACATCTTTAAGAAAATTGCCAGGGGCCCACCTTCCTGCCCGCTTGTTTCGTGATTGGCTGAACTGGCCAACCCTGCAACGGCCTTGAAAGATATCGCGTACTTGAATGCCCCCTATGCTACCCTCGCTTAAGACAAGATGATAAAAAGCCTTTACAGTATTGGGAAGGTCAAGACTAACGGTTCTGTACTGAATTTGCCCGCCTGTAGTAACGCTATAAGGTTCCTCGCGCAGCTCTGCTGGGGTTTCAAATCTGCAAGCAGTGGCCTTGGGTGCAATCAAAACCCCGCCCGTATTGCCTACTCGACGGGTCCATACAATTGGAATTCGCTCAAACAGCAGCATCGCTTCTTGATCTTTACCTAGATCCAGCCCCCCTGATATTCCATTACCGCTGCCAATGGCCATGCTCCCGCCCAGGGCTGCTGCGCTAGTGCCTGTTGCATAGCGAGAAGGCCGCGCCTTGGCGCCTACACTGTTAATAGCAGACTGATATACGTCACTAGTAAAAGAACTTGACAAACGTGAGTTGCCGCCTCCGCTATTTCCCGACCGCATTATCGGAGCAACCATTAGAACGACAGCACGCAGGGCGTCCCGCTCAATTTTGTAGTCGCAATTCTAGGTGGAATTGTGGCAACCACTGGCGGCAGGGTGCTACTGGCAGAGAATGAGATCCCGGTCAGTGTGCCACCACCGCCGCTGATGGCGAGCAATGCTGAGTCGTCCCGGATCAGGCCACCAAGGACGATTCGATATTGGGTCACCTGAATCAACCACTGCCCCGCCACTGCCTGCAACACCAAGGCCAGGGTGGCGGGGGAATGGGCGCAGGTGATTGTGACCGATGCTGCTACCAGGCCCGAATCAAAGCCCGGGCAGTTGAACTCTTGATACCGCCAAGCCTGGGGCCCGTCGCCGTCGCCCGCATCCCAGCTGCTGAACGGAGGACTGTTCGGCAGGTCAAGCCGGTGCCAGCGGGCCCGCGCCACGCCGGAAGGGTCCAACCATTTGAGGGTCTGGGTCCAGAAGTAGGGGCCCGTCGCGGTCATCAGGCCATCCCCAGGGCTTTGCGCCCGTCATAGCTCTGGATGTGAGCCCAGAGCTGGCCAACGCCATCGCTCACCATGGCCTCGGCATCCTCGCGCCGGATCCACTGGGAGCCGTCGGGCTGCTGCTGGACTGGGCCGGTTTGAACCTGGATCGTTGGGGCGAAGGTGCCGCCTCTGGAGCCCCCTCCAGCAGCGGCGCCGCCCGTGGCAGAGCGAGGGGCCGACCGATGCAGATCGATGACTTGCTCTTCAGGATGCAGCATGGCCATAAATCCGCCCTGCCCATCGAGGCCGCCAGACCGGGGGCCGTGGCCGGTGAATCCGCCGCCGGCAAACTGGGGCACATTCACGGGTTGGATCATCCCCAACTGCGGACCCCGCACGGCGGCGCTCACCGAATTGGCCGCGGCGATCAGGCGGTTGATCTGCTCGATGAAGGCATTGACCGCCCGCCCCGCCAGGGTCAGGGCCGAATTGATCACGCCTTTCACCGTGCCAACGATCGACTCCCAGGCATCGGTGATGGGCTGCACCAGGCCCACGGCGTAAACCCGCATCGAATCCATAGCCTGGTTCCAGGTTTGCCCCAGGCGGGCAATTAGGCCGTTCTCTGGGCCGATGATCGTGTCGATGAAAGCGGTCCAGTTGTCGCCCAGGTTGGTGAGGATGTTGCCGGCATAGCTGCTGATGCCGTCCATCATCAGGTTCCAGCCGCCGCCGATCATTGCAACAAACCCGGTGGTGGGGTTGGCGATCAGATCCCAGAGCTCCCGGAAGGCATCGGCGATCTGGTCGCGGAATGAAAACAGCACCACCGCCGTGGCCACGGCTGCTGCGCCGATCAGCACCGGGGCAGTCACGAACGCGGCAACCAGGGCAGCCAGGCCGGTCGCTACTGGCACAATCGCGCCGGCCCAGCCAGCGAGGGTGGCGCCAATGCCCAGGCCGGCAAGGGCACCCAGCACCGTTACCACGCTGGTGATGATGGGGGCCAGCAGGGTAAAGCCCACGGCCAACAGCGCCACACCGCCGACCGCTGCCTGTATCGGGCCTGGCAGCATTGTGAAGGCATCAATCACCGCAGTCAGCGCCGTGGCTGTTGCATCCAGCGCAGGCAGCAAAGCCACGGTCAGTCCAGCGGCAAGACCGCCGACCTTCCCGCCAAGCATCGCCAACTTATCGTTATACTCATCCGCCTTTTTAGCGAATGCCGCCGTCATCTTTACGCTTAATGATTCGATGGCTTTGCCGCCTTCGTTCAGCATTGGAATCATATCCGCGCCTGACTTGCCAAACAACTGCATCGCTAAAGCTGTTTTTTCTATGCCGTCTGGCATAGTCTTAAACTTGTTTGCTATCTCTAGCGTTACCTGATCCGCCGTCTTGAGCTTACCGGCTGCATCTGTTGCGCTGATGCCCAAGGTCTGCAGTGCTTCAGATGCCGGACCCTTGCCGGTTTGTGCGGTTTCGTAAAGACCCTTGCTGAGCTTGACAAGCGATTTGGCGACCGCATCGATATCAGTTCCTGAGGTCGCCGCTGCCTTCCTGAACCTGGCCAATGACTCAACGCTGACGCCGGTGCGCTGGCTCATGTCGTTCATTGAGTCGCCTAGTTCAATCGTCCTGCCCACCAGCGCCCCCAGCCCGCCAATCGTTGCGATCGGGGCCAGGGCCCCCAAGGCACCGCTCAATGGGCCGAGGTTGCTGGTGAGCGACTGCGTGGCACCTTCTACCTGTTTAAAAGTTGAGCCGAGCTTGGCGACTTGCTCGGTGCCGACAACCTGGGCGGCAATCTTGAGGATTGCGGCAAAGTTGACGGCCATCAGAAGCCCCTCTCTAGTAGTAGAAACTCGTGCTCGATCACTGCAAGGTCATCCATGATCGCGTCAACGCGCCGACGGCGCCAAGTCAGAAGGGCCCGCTGTATTACCGCTTCGTGGATAAGACCTGTCCGCATCAGCTGCGGGTATCCGTCTGGGGTGTAGCCCGTGGCCCAGTGCCATTGAGTGGGGGCCACCTTGCACCAGAGCGAGAAGGCGTCCATGTTCTCGGGCCATATCCGGCAGATCGGCTCAGCAGGTTCTGGGCGATCCTCGCGGGGCTGGGGCACGTAAACAATGCCCATGGCCTCGGCCGCCCGGCGCTGTCCAGCGTCCTCCTGCTCCCGTGTTTTGGTTGGCGCCTGGGTCATTTGCCGATGCCATTCCCTCGCGATTTCCCTGAGGTTGGCTTTTTTCCGGTTTCAGGTGCGGTAGATTCTGTCCAGGCATCAGCAATCGCCTGGGCCATTCCTGGAAATTGAATTACTTTTCTCTTTGAATCTTCGTCAAACTCCCACGGCTTCCCGTCGTAAAGCATGTCTTCATCCCATCCTTGCAACACGCGATTAGCAATATGAACATAGTCAACTGATTGCACGCCCCTGGCTGCGCTGGGCGGCTCCCTGCCGTCTTCAATTGCCACCACCACGGCCCGGTAGTGCCTGATTGCTTCGTTTAGTTCTTGAATTTCTGTCTGCTCCATCCTTTCAAAAAACGCGGTAAACGTTATGTCCCGTCGCGTTCCATCTTTCAGTGTGACGTTATGCTTTACTTCCGCTTTAAAAATGTCGCCTATTTCGTAAAAATCAAAAGCCATGAGAAGATGATTGCAAAGGGTTAAGGTTGGCAGCTTGGGTAATCAGGTCTGAACAACCGTCAGCTCTTGGTTGGCCGCTTCGGCAACCATCCGCCCCTGAAGCTGGATGTAATTACTATCCTTGACATTAACAAGGCTGGGCATTACCTGAACTTGTGGCAGGTTGAAGGTGTTGATGTTGCCAGCCACCGTGCCGACTGGAAGCACCAAGGCACCTAACTGAGAGTTGGAGGCATTGGTAAATACGTCCAGTGTTTCAATTGTCGGACGGGCAATCGTGAGGCTAAAGGTTACAATCCGGTCGGTAAAATCAATATGAGGCACGCACCCGGCATTGTCGTAATACTGGGTGATATTTTCAATGGTCAGTTCAAACGCCTCTACGCAAACCCCAACACCGGCAAACGTCAGCGAGCCCGGTGTAGTGCTGGACGAATCGAACGGCACCGAATTGGCCAGTGGCGCCGGATAGCTCGGGGTTGGGTTGGCAACGGTTGCAGGGGGGCGGTAGAGGCCCATGTAGCTGGCAACGGCGCTCAATGGTTGCCCAGCCTGGCCGCTGATTACCAGCTTGCTGACTCGCCCGCCAGCAGCAGAGTACACCACGCCATCGCGGTGAAACCGTGCGGTGTGGGTGGTCGCCGGCGGTGGCCAGGCCAGGGCGTAGCTCACACTGCCGCTGGCCCCGGCAACCACGCTGGAATTAAACCCAGCAGCCAGCATCACCGGATTGAGGGCCGAGATCGCGCCACGGGTGCCCGAACCCGCAAACTCAAACGGGATGTCAGCGGAAACCTTGCGCTCGGTGATCGCCGCCGCTCGCTGCGCACCAGGGCGAGCGCCTAGCTGTGTTCGCTCAACCTCGACCCAGTCAGCCACATTGGGATCAAACGAGCCGCAAGGGATCGCGTTAGCCCCGGTCAGCGTTACCGCTGTGCCGGGGGTTGTTTCAGGGCCCAGCAGTAAAATTTGATCGCGGTAGGGCATCGGTCGAATCCTCGGGGGGTGATGGTTGAGGGGCTGGTTGGTCGGTAGCGGGGAGGTCTACGGCGGCCGGGGGCGCAACCTCCTGCCAGTCGGACTGGCCCAGCTCCCAGGTGAACTGGCCAGCTCCTTGGGGAAGCGGGGGAGGCGTGGGGTTTTCAGTGCTCATCTGATCACGGTCACATTAGACTCTGCGGTCTTGTAGGTGAAAGTGTAGAGGAGCCTTAACCAACATGCCTGCAGGTTGGGATCGGGAAACGCCCGCCCATCTGACTGGATGCTTTGGCATAGCCCTCCCAGGTTGCGAGGCGGGGCCATGATCCGGCTATGGATTGCCACGTAGAACGGGTCAAGCAGCTGCCAGTTAGGTGGGTCTCCCGGTTGCCTTGACATGGAAATGGTGAGCACCACCGGCATGATTGACAGCACCCGGCAGGTATCTGCGATCTCGTCCCGCGATCGGCCTTCATTCACGTCGCCTTGGTCAATTCCGATCACCACCCCATCACCAGGCCCCGCCACGCGGGAGGCATCCAGAAACAACTGAGGGCGGCGGTTGGTTGGGTTGCCAACCAGCCAGGGGATGTCGCTCTCTCCCTCGGGGGCCGTGCCCTGCAGCAGATCGGCCAAGGCGTCCATGATCCGGCAGGAAATCGAGAGAGTCATGGGTTGGGGGTCCGGTCCTGTTGGGGTTCGGTGGGCTTATCGTGTCGCCGCCGGCCGCGCAGCAGGTTGCCAACCGCAGGAATGGCAACCTGGATAGGTGACGGGACCAGCACGCCTAGGGCCCAGTTCCAGCGGCTCTCGCAGGCCTGGAATGGGCTCGGCACCCTAGCCTCACAAACCCCGATGTAGCCGACAATTAGCAAGGCGGTAAACCAGTTCATACCCTTTCCCTCGGCATGGCCATGGCTGGCAGGTTGGTGGTTTTTGGTTGAGACCTAAATAGGCTCCACCATGCAGGACCGTTGGCAACAATCAAGACCAGAGCAGCCCCCAGAATAGTTGTAAAAAATGAGTTAACCCCTAAGGTTGTCTTTGTGCTTTGGACTGTTTCGACTACTGTGTCGTAATTTGTTATTTTTTGTTCAATAGCTTGAATCTTAAGCTGGTGTTCATGCAATTGATCTCGGTATTGCTCTCTTGATTCTCGATGAGACTCCTCTATTTTTTCAACAAGGCCTTCCATTTTCTCTTGCCCCTTCATCAAAGACTCAAGAGTTTGCTGTATTAACGGAACATTTCCCAGCTTGTTTTCTACGCTGGCTAGGCGACCGCAAGCCGTTGCCATCATTCCGAGGACAGCAGCTACCTCGCTTTGCCCCCCTGACTGGATTGCTGATTGATCGCTCACGGCTTCAGCCTCCCTGCCATCCAGCCTCTCACCGTGGGATTCTTGGTCAGCAACCACCACGCCGGCAGGAACAGGGCCAGGTGCAGCGCCGTCATGGCGACAACATCCCATAAGTCCATGGTTAGACGCTAGGTGGAGTCATGGCGATTATAGCCTCATTCAGGGCAGTCATAAAAGCCCCTGGCAAATTGCATCGCGCAGCCAAGGCTAAAAATTCCTGAACCAAACTCGCCTGATTCTGCTCAGGCTGTATCGAAACAATCAGCAAGAGTCCTTGTAAATATTCGGCAAAATCTCCTTTATCTTGGAAACGATCTAAGCGGGAGTGAGAGAACGTTACCGCAAGCCGAGCAGAAATATTTGCAGAATCCAGGGCTAACGCCATTGCTTCTACGTAGCCGTTTTCGGTTAATATCGCCTGCCGGAATCCTGCCCAATCTGTGTTTGTTGCGCCGTTGATTTCGTAATACGCCTCGGCTGCTGCCAGAGAATTGAACCAGCTCCAACCATGATAGGGGTAGACGTATGAATCTTTTTCGGACGCAAGTAGCGGTTCAGCGTTTGGCATGTGAACCGAAACCGGAGCAAAACGCAACTCGCCATTCAAGAATTGGTAAAACCCTGCTGCTGTCACGATGTCACCGTCCAGCCCTTGGCTGTTGCAATAGACGGATTATAGCCCGCCTCGCCAATGCCAAAATTGTTGCTTACGGTAATTGTTTGACCTGTTACAACTGGCAATCCTGTAAAAATTTCATTAAGTGCCACTGCGGAAAGTTGACGATCTGAAACGCTAAACGAAAACCGCATACCTGTAATTTGTAGGCGTTTTATACTGTTGGAGCTTCCCGCTATATTGCCATTGCCTGAGCTATTAACACCACTCATGTTTAGCGATGCTGCTTGTAATGACTGCATGTTTGAAATAATGCCATTCATATTAGTTACGAACTGAGTTGAGTTGCCATGCGCCGGAATGCGGATAGCTCGCTGGCATCCCGCGTACATGTTGTTAGCAATTGTCCAGGCAGAAGTAGTTCCTAGTAATTCGGGAAACTCTTCCGCGTTTACTGCGCCCAAAAACTGGGAGTTTGTGTTTTGTAACGCCGTGGCCGGACCGATATAAGCCGGAAACCTTTTCAGCCCAGTTCCTGCATACATATTCAACATAGTGGTAACTGAGCTTATCGAGCTTGGAAACTGCGAAACGCTTTGTAAAGACGGAGTATTGTTATAGAGATTGGCTAGACTTGTTAGAACGCCACATGCTATTATGTTGGCACGCTCTAGCAGTCGGTGCCCTACCTGGGTTCCACCTAACGTAAAGTTAGCGCCAGTAACGCTAGGAACTGAAATGGCTAAATCTAGCCATCCGCTGCTGTACGGTTGGTTTCCTCCCGTTGCATTGCGAGCTTGCAAATTGATGACTGTTAGATTTTGGCCCGCCTGTGGGGTAATTGTAACAACTGCAATTTTGTACGGTAGCAACGTGGCGCTGCCGTCATTAGTCAGGATAACAGGGCTGCCTCCTATCGTGGCGGAAACCTGAAAGGTATTAGCCGTTGGATTGACGACATAATAGCGCCGGCCTTCAATTAACCCAGTCGTCGAAACGATGTTGTAAAACGGGACCGCAGTGCCGGCGTTAAATCCATGACCGGTGAAATTTACGGTGCTGCTTGCTGCGGTAAATGTAACAGGCTTGTTAGTGCCAGCAAGCGCCGTATTGTTAAAGTTAAAGGAGTAATTTGCCTGCGTATTGCTTGCAAAATTTTGTATATTTCCATCACCAAAATCAATAGTATATGCGCCTTGTCCATTGAATGCAAAAAAGTTGCCACCAGTCCCAACGCCATCGCCAGGGTGGACAGCGTGCAGTCCAACTATTTTTTGTTCTGACGGCAGGACTACTGGGATCGCGGGCCAGGTTGCAGGGCGTACCCATTCGTCGATGAGCTGGGTTGTGCTGGTGCCGCCACCGCCAACATCAACGAAAACGCCGTTTTCCTTTATCTTTAGTCCCATTATGCGCCACTGGTGGGGAAATAAATATCGCCATCTATGGCGTTAATCGGCTCTACTGTGCCCTTCCAGTAGACAATTACCGCCCCTGCTGGGCGTGCTGTGCTGGCGTTAGACCCGTGGGCGACAGCGGTGACGGCGCTTTGAGCGTTCCCGACAATCTTCTGTAGTGCCTGCAGGATTGAATCTGAAGCGCTGACCGTGCCAGCCCCTGCGGTAAAACCGGTGATGGGTGTTGCTCGAACCTGCGCCTCGGTAAATCCATCCGTGATGCCATAGCCGGCCAGGGTCGTGGGCTTGTCGCTGATCCCCGCCCCGAACGGCAGCCCCGTGGCGTTGGTCAGCGTGAGACTGGAGGGGGTGCCGCCTGCGCTGTTGAGCAGCACCGGGGCCCCTGGCGATCCTGCATTGATCGCTAGGGCTGTGGCGATGCCAGTTCCTAGGCCAGTGATGCCGGTGCCAAGGGGCAGGCCGGTGCAGTTGGTGAGGACCCCAGCGCTGGGGGTGCCAACATCTCCGCCCTGAAAAAACAGCAGCCCGGCGCCAGTCTCGTCAGAGATCACGCCGCGCAACTGCGCTGAGGTGGTGGCCGCAAACTGGCTCAGCGGGTTGGTCGTCAGCGCATCGCCTCCACCACCGCCATGCCCGCCGCCGGTAACGGTGATCGTTTGGTTTGGCCAGGTGCCGGTGATGCTGACGTGGGTGCCTGCGATCAGCCCCGGAGCGGCGGTCCCGGTGCCACCATTGGCTACCGGCAGGAGGCCCGTAACCCCGGTGTTCAGCGGCAGGCCGGTGGCGTTGGGCAGGGCAATGGCTGATGGGGTACCGCCCTCGCCGCCCAGGATCACTGGGGCCCCAACGGTGCCGACGTTGATTCCTAGGGCTGTGGGTATTCCGGTCCCTAGGCCAGAAATCGTGCTCAGCCCTTGCGTACCGGTGTGGTTGGATCGATCGCGGAGCTGTGCGTCCGTGGCGTTGGCCGTGGCGCCGGCTGCGATCCCATCGAGCTTGGCCTTAAATTCCGACGCGGCCCACCATGCAGCGATGCTCTGGAACACCCGCAGCGGGTTGTAGGCCACCCTGGTTGTGCTGGTGCCTGCCTCGGCCGTGGCCTGGCTGACGGTGGCAGCGCTCCATTCGCGGGAGTCGGTCAGCCGTATATCACCTTCCTGGACCGCTGTGCCGGCCAGCTCCGCCCCTGCCGTCCATGTCGCCTGGATCGCGTTGCTCGGCAGGCTGAACCCTGACGGCAGGCCCAGTGTGAGGGTGACGCTACCGCCAGTGTTGGTGCTGCTGGTGCTCCAGCCGCTGGGAGGGGTCAGGGCCACGGCCTCCACCGCTGCCTCGGCCTTGGCCCGGTTGCTCGGCGTCTGGAGCCCTGCCAGGGTTTCGGTTGCCAGGGGCACCGGTGCGTCGGCCCCGGTCGAGGAGGCAATTGTCAGCCCCTCGGCCGTGCGGTTGATGACCGACAGGTTGGTGGGGTCGCCGGGGCCGCCTTCCCCCGTGCCGGTGGGATCAAACGGCAGATTGACAAACCGCGTGCCGACGACAACGTTGTTGATCTCCCGACCATCAATGCCGGTTTTAGTCCGACCGGTCTTGCGCCCGATGCTATCAATTTCGTTCCAGGTTTCCCCTATTAGCAGTATAAAATTCTGTTGAATTGCTGCGGCTTCTGTTGAATGCCTTGTTACAACTAAAGTCTTTTGTCTGTTGTATGTCGTCATAAGCCGCTCCCATCCAGAATCAGAACCGGCAATTCAGTAGGTTCGGTGGTTGGATCGTCGCCAGGGTCGCCATCCAGGATCACCACCGTCTCCTCTGGGGCGTCAACCCTGGCTAGCCTCACCATGCTCCAGCTCAGTGCCCTGGGCTCGCTACCGGGCAGTGGCTCTGGCGGCCTTGTTGCCTTAAATGCAATGCCATCAACTACAACGGAATGGTTATAGTCAAGATGGCCAAATTCTGCGGTTTTAATCTTTAGCAGCCATGGGATAATTTCCACTCCATCATCAAAGACCAGCTCTTTGTTTTCCTCCAAAAAACCACGGCCAGTAACGGCGCCAGCAATTACGCTGACGCCGCCCATGAACTCCAGGGCCGCCCGATCTGCATCGGCCGATAGGCGGGCCCAGGGCATTAGAAGCTGCCGTTGAGGCGGACGTGAGCCAGGGTGTCGCCAGAGGCGTACGCGGTCGTCTGGGCTGGCGTGGCCGGCACAAACGCGCCGATCAGAGTGTTACCACTGGCGCTGGCTGTTACGTTTTTGTTGGTGTCGTTCCAATACGCCTTTGCGCCAAGGTTGGCGGCGGCGCCAGTGGCCTTAGGAAGTTGCCATACACCTACAAGGCTAAATAGACCGACCTCGCCGTTAGCCAAGGCCGCCAGCGAAACACCAAAAACAGCGCCAATCAATGCACCAGCGCCTGATGCAACCGCGTAAGGAGCGGGAAACGGAATCGTCTTGCCTTCTTGAATTTCGTTTTTAGCCATTGAATTACCTCAGGAATGAAATGGATTGAAAGTTGTCAAGAGAAAGCATTGATCAATCAACTCCGGTAGAGCGATAGATAAATCGATAGTCGCTAAGCGTGCAACCCCAATACATGCGAAACAGAAATTCCAGGCAGTCGGGATTTCGTTTAGTTTCGGTAGTAAGGGTTGGGCCGCTTTCGCCTTGAAGATACCCTTGAACAATTCCCTTAGAGGCTGTTTTTGCTGCCATAACGTACCACTGAAGTGCGCTAGCGCTATCAAGCCGAGCAGAATAAATGTCTTCGATAGCACCTGAATAAGAAGAAGTTGCAGGCCCGGCATTGCCTGTAAGCTGTTGAGGCATGTAATTGTTTGGCCTCAGAAATTGCTGCATAGGCCCGCGCAAAGCAGCAGGAGCCAGTGTCAACGCTGGGTCTAGCTCCAACGGGTTACCAGCTGGATCCGTTTGCGTAGACAATTTCAGAACAGCATTGTTCCATCCGGTGTTGCCAATGGTTCCGGTTCCAGTGTTGTTATGACTGGCATGGAACAATGGCAGGCCATCAATGCCAACGTTTGCGTTGCCAGTAATAAGGCCGTAAATACCTTTAGCTTGAACACGTCGACCGCCTCGGCCAAACATATCAGGGACTTCGGCTAGTCCGCTAAGGTCGTCATTGATAAATACCTCTTCAGCAACACGCAGGCCCCGCGTATATTTGCTCAACTGCCAGGTCACTTTCCCATCTTGAAGAGTGGCGAATTGATATTCACCTCCTTCTATTCGGGCATCCGCTTTGGTCTTGTCGGTTGGTTCGCCATTTACCACCCTGATAGGCTCAAGATTGCCAGCGATAAACACCTGATTGGCAGGCTTTAAGTCGGGCAAATCTTGACGAGTTGCGAAAAGCTCCCATCTATGGTTTTCCTCAGCCCATCCGTCCATCATTGTCTTGTTGGCAACATTCGCCAGCAAGTTTGTAAAATCGTCGCTGGTATGCAATGCCAACGCAATTAGCTGGTGAGCAGATCGGCCAATTGTGTTATGCCCTCGGCTTTCAGCAAAAACGCGGGTGATCTCCATCATCCGCATTCCAGCATAAGGCTGGGCCGCGTCGCTCATGGCCTGCTCAGGCCTGATCTTGGCCCAGATCGCATCCTGCAATCCGGTCATCAGCGTATCCCCCGCGTCGCGGGTTACCTGGATGCGGGCAGGGTGGCCAGCCTTGCTGGCGACGGTTTCAAGCGGGCCGGCGTGGGCCCTCACAATTTCGAGGGCAACATCGGCAAACGGCCTGCCGCTGTCAACCATGGCTTGCACCGCGTTAGGAGCGATATTGGCCTCGGCCGCGCAACGGCGGATTTCAATTTCGCGCTGTGCATTGGCAAGGACCACGGCATCCGCAACAGCGGTCGAGGTAACGGGGCTGACGGCGGCCTGCACTACTGCAGGGGCAACAGGGGCAGCTTCGGTAGAAGCGACCACGGGAGGCGCTTCGATGACGGCGGCCGGTGCGCTCCCGGCCTGATCTTGCGTGGGCATGTGTTCAGCTCGGGAGTGTTCAGGGTGATCTCCTGATTCTATTCTAACCATTGACGCCAGGGCCTTAGACACCCACCCTGGAGGGTCTGGAAAGCGTCCCGCAGGCAACGGCGGGACGCTGGCACGCACATCTACCGGATCGATCACTGCATCAATCAGGCCAGCCGCCAGGGCCGCTTCGGCGGTAAACCAGGTACCACCCCCTTGCGCCGCGCCCATCCATTCCAAAATCTGTTCGACCGATTGGCCTGATGCCTTGGCATAGGTGGTGGAATAAACCTCGGAGTGAACGCGCAGCATGGCCGCTGCGGCATCCATCGAATCAGCGTCTCCAACCGATCCGCCCCAGCAGTTATGGATCATCAGCAGGGCGTTGCTTGGCATCAAGCGGCGATCACCCTTGGCCTTGCTGATGGCCATTGGAACAATCGAGCCGGCAGATGCCACCAAGCCATCCACCACATAATCCTTTCTGCCCTTGTAGGCCGCCAACACGTTATGGATCGCAATCCCCTCGGCAGCTGCGCCGCCAGGCGAAAACAGGTGAATCTCAACATCACGCCCCCCTGCAGCGTCCAGCGCTCGGGCCACGTCGTCAACCAACACGTCAACCCCGACTTCGCCATAGAGCCGCAACACTGGGGCAGTGGCGGCGGCTTTAACGGTTACTCCTGGGGCCATTGATGCTCAGATGCTGGGGGTAGTTTAAGCGGTCAGCGCCATCAGTCCGGCGGGTCGCTGCCGTTCTCGTCTGCGCCAGGGTCAGGCGCCGAGCTGGTGAATGCAGATCCTGCCGGGCGAGCCTGGGTTACGCCAGCGTTAGAAACCAATGCTGAATCTGTGCTCAGGATCAAGCTGGCATCCCTGGCTCTTTGCAGGTCTCTGCTCAGCTCTTCAATTACTTCCTCTGGTACATAGCCAAATGACAGCTGTACTTCTGACAGGCTCATAAACCCAGCCCTCACCGCCAAAATCAGCGCTGGAATTTCCTTGGTTGGGTCGATCATTTCCCGGCGCGGCGGGGTATGAGCCCAGCTCATTGGCCCTTTCAGCAGGCCAACCATTCGAGCTAATTCGTCGTGCCACTCACACACCGGCGCCAGCATTCCGGGGATAGAAACCTTCCCTCGCAAGTAAGCAATTCGCCTACTAAACTCAAGCCATCCGCCCCTAAAGCTCGAATAATTGACGTTTGACAAATCACCCGTCATTGATTCATAGGTAATCTCGTAGGCTGCTGCTACGGCGTGAGCGTACTCACGATGGGTGCTAACAAAATCACCGGAACTTGGCGGGGTGAATGCTTTGAAGTCTCGACCTGGTGGGAGATGCTCAATTGCGCCAGGCTCAATTTCATCAAAATTAACTCCGATTATTTGGTTACCGTCTTCATCAAGGAGTTTATCTGCATTAACATCAGAGTCGTAGCTAACCCCAAAAAAGCAAGCTGAAATTTTATCTTTCATCTGCTGGGCCGCCCTGATGTCGCCCATATCCCGCAGGGTCAAAATCGCTGCCGTGCCAAACGGGAGCCCCATTCGCTGGCCAGCTCGCCTGCAGTCAAAATGTAAACTAATTTCTTCTTTCGGTACAAAAGTGCTTTGCACCCTGACGCCAATACCTAGCGACGTTTCGCCAGGGTGGCTGTCTCTAATCCAGTAACCCATCAAACGGCCTGCGCTATCAAACTGCTGGCCAAATAATATGTCTTGAGAATTGTCTTTATTAAAATCTAACCAATCAGGCTCAAGCATCTGCACCTGCAAAGGCACTATTCCATGGCGCTCAAATAGTTCAGGATATATCCGTTTTCGCACCAGTACGGCGCCGCGAACCGCTGTAGTTCTGGCCCCAACGGATTGATTGCCGTACCAGTCATGGGTGCCGTAAAAATCGCTATGTCGTGATTCTGCCCAGGTTTTCCAGCTTGATTTATATTTGCTAGTTGCGCCTGTAGGTGTACTCATAATCCCATCGCCAATCCAATTATTTATAATCACGCCAATCGCTCTGGAGGCGTAGGCATCGTTATCGGCAAGATCCTGGTGCCGCTTGACTAGCCAGTAGTACGCCTGTCGCAAATCGCTGTTTGGGCCGCTGTTGTTTGTCCGCCAGCCAGAGGTTCGCCGGGTGTCCTCTGCGGCCTCAAACCGGGCCATGGTGCGGCGGGCGAATTCCCGGTCATCCCGGAGCCGCTTGCCCTTGCCCTTGCTTTTGCCCTTGCCCATCAGGTTGGCCGAGACATGCTGAAGTAGGTACGGCGAACCCGACGCGAGGTGGTCGGCTCCGCTTCTGCGGCCATGGATTGTTCGATCCGGCGCATTTCGTCCAGGCTTCGATAGGTGATCTCCCGTCCGTCGCTGAATCGAGCTTTTAGGACGCCTTGATTGATCTTGCTGCGTAGCTCAGCAAGGTCCGCAGCAACATCCTCAGAGGTATAGGCCATGGCCCCATCTTACCTCTTTAGCCAACCTTTGCGCCTGTCCGGGCCGCTTGTGCTGGAGCCCTTCAGCCAGCCCGATCGCTGAAGGTCTCGGGCTGGGGGTGCCACCCCTCCCCCTCCCGTCCCCGGCGCCTGGGTGCCCAGGCTGCGGGCGAGCTGGGCCCACATGGTTCCTGCTGCGTAGTTGCGTTTCGCCAGCTCCAACATCGCCAGGATGTAAACCTCCAAATCCAGCGGCTCGTTTCGGGCCCCTTTCTCATTCCGCCATTCAGACTGCTCAAAACCTCTGTTATTAATTGTGGTTACAAGTTTCTCGCAAGTTAAACCCTTAAAGTATTCATCTTTTGCATTTTGCCCAAAGTGCATAAATCCCGGCCCTGGTTGCTCAATGTTTAACCTTCCGTAGATAGTTCGCTTTAATGTGTGCGTGTTTATCATATAAAGAGTAACCCCTTTTTTTATTTTGCGACCGCGTAAATTTACGTCTTGTTTTGTGCCATCGCCAAGGGTTTTTGCTTTATTGTCGCTGCCGCCTTTGACTGCTACCACTC